TGAGGTGCCTCGATGGACATTTAATATAGGTGGGGAAAAAAGAATTCACCCGCGAACGACGAAGTCGTTCATCACGAGTGAGACTGGGCGACGAACTTTAGAAACTCTGTTCAGTTTGTAAAGTTTGGTTTGAGGGTTTATGAACTTGGAAAGAGGGTTTATGAACTTGGAACGACCGGCCACTCAACACCAGTGAGGTTTCCGTCCGCGTCTAGGATGGGTCGAGCTATCATGGGAAAGTTCCTGAGGGCTTGGCGGTACTCTTTCCAATCTTGAATATCTTTTACCAAATTATGTGGATAATCTGAGGTCATGTACTTATCACTCTTATCGAGGAGAACGTTGCGTTCCTCCCGAAACTTTTTGATCGCATCAGTATTCTGGAGTTTGTAAAGTGTATCTTCATACGTCTTATCAACGGGTTTTACTATATTTTCAAAAACGACACTATCCCATGTGGTTCCATCGGAGGTATAGGGTTCACCCGGAAACATTTTTTCTAATACTTGGGAGAGCATATATACTTTACCCCGATATTAATTTAAGGTTATGATAACTTTACCTTGTATTGGGACCGTAGAATCGTACCCAAATGTAACGTTTGTACCATTATTCCTCGAGGAACCACCATGACCACCTTCAGTAGTGTAGTTGTTGCTTGCCCTACCACCCACGTACCCACCACCACCACCAGCGTTGTGTGCCCCACTACCACCACCACCACCAAATCCACCTGTGCCGTTATATGAGCTACTATTGTACCCGTAATTTCCTCCTGCCGCGCCATTGTATGGGTTCTTACCACCTGACGGACCAGGAGTACCTGCACCATCACCATTTATACCGTATGAAGCCCCGCCACCGGAGCCAAAATCTCCACTGGATGCCGCCGTCCATGAATTCTGAAGAGAAGCTTGAGACCGACCAGCATCGGCGTGGGCGAAACTAAAGCCTCCCCCATTAGCAGCGGTCCCACCCCCACCACCACCCGCGACAAGGTATAAACTACTCGCCGTGGCTTCCGAGCTTCCGAAATCCTCCTTGAGAACCCATGAAGCCCCCCCACCACCCCCAGCGTTGTTTGTGGAGATTGGAAGGGGAGACGACTGACCGACAATAATGGTTAGTTTTTGCCCTCTCGTTAAAGAAAAGGTACCTTGGGTCCAGGCGGGTCTACCAGCTGAGGAATTGCCACCCAGAGTCCCGGACGCCCCATATGCCTTGATTGTATACGACCCCGTCTTAGGTATAGTCCAAAGTTGGAACCCCTGTTTCCCAGATATTTCATTAAAAAATGCGGTATCTTGTTCCCATACCTCCGAAGCATATGCAGTTTTCATTTGGGCGAACGTAGGACCATATCGTCCCGTAGCAGCAGCATTCGTGAACGTATGTGAGGTAAATGAGTAGAGTGAGTCGATCCCCACGATATTGATTGCTCTATCTGTGAACAGTCCACTGCTATTATCAGTCAATCGGAATGTTACACTCGTTGTACCCGTAGCCGCAATTTGACCTGTTATCTCACCTGAACTCCCATCAAGGACGAGGGTACCTCCTCCCACCTTAGCTGGTAAGGCGTTACTACCGGGTGCTACAGAGAACTTCCTATTGGAACCACCACCACCATCTGTACCTGCGAGTGTTTGAGTTTCGGACACAGCAGGATCGAAAATCAGGGTCGCACCAGTCGCGGTAGTCCACCCAGTCGCAAACCCAATCGCAGCAGTACTGGTCCCGTTCAAACCCGATGTACTGTTAATCTTAACTTTATAGGGTTGTTGGGCGAGAGCCCAAGATCCCGATCCACCAAAAAATTGTATATTGTTGATTCCGAGATAATTGTGCCCCGTCGTGCTTCTCTTTGTCTTTATTACCACTCTGAAATATTTGAATGCTTCGGTCGACCCCGTGGATAGTGTTGTGACATTTGTGGACAGGCCACTCAACGCATCTGATGTCAGCCCCTCCCCAGCATGAAGCGATGTCCAATTCGTAGTGTCGTTGCTCCCTAATATAACAAATAGCCCATGTACAAAGCTCAAAGTCCGACTGCCTATTACAGCACGAGTTAGTATAACTGGGTTGGGTATTTGTAACTGCCACCAATGACCGCGATGTGTTGTTCCGCTTATATCTTGAGTTGCCGGAGCTCTTTGGCCCGGTGCATAGGGTGCATTGGTATCGTAGCCCCCGAGTATGTCTTGGGTATTATCTGACCAGTAGTTACCACCGAGGTCCGTGTTTCGAACCGCACGCCACGCGTATTGGGACGCCGCCGAGGCAGTCGCTGTGTACCCCGGTATAGAAGTAGCATTTGTCATCGCACTAGGTGGAAACTCAACCGCCTCATTCCCCATTTTAAAGGTTACTTGTGTCCCGGCGGCGTTCGGTGCGGTCGCATCGACAACACTATACAAACTTCCATCGGCACCTTCCAATTGTACCGTCGATCCACTGACAATACCCGTACCCGTCGCCGTGAATACTTGGGTTGATGTGTCAAACACGAAGCCTGAGGTGGTGGTTTGCACAGTGTCGTAGATATAAGCAGAACCGGCGTCAGTAATAGTATCCGGATCTTCACTTTGTGCCCCCACGATAACCTTCTCCCCGTCACCACTCATGGCGACGCTCCACCCGAAACGGTCATCCGCCGCCTTGTCTGATGCTACAATCTTTGTTTCCATACCCCAAGACGAACCACTGTAGGTATAGATATAGGCAGCACCGGCGTCGGTAGTACCATCCGGATCTTCATATTGCGACCCCACGATAACCTTCGTCCCATCCGAGTTCATGGCGACGCTGTAGCCGAAATAGTCATTCACCGCCTTGTCTGATGCTTCAATCTTCTGTTGTTGAGACCACGATGAACCATTGTAGGTATAGATATAGACCGAACCGGCGCTACTAATATTATCTGGATCTTCTAAGTACGCCGAAACGATAACCTTCGTCCCGTCACCACTCATGGCGACGCTATCACCGAATCGGTCACTATCCTGCTTATCTGATGCTTCAATCTTCTGTTGTTGAGACCACGATGAACCATTGTAGGTATAGATATAAGCAGAACCGGCGTTAGTAACACCCGGATCTTCATATGGCGACCCCACGATAACCTTCGTCCCATCCGAGTTCATGGCGACGCTCTCCCCGAATTGGTCATTCGCCGCCTTATCTGATGCTTCAATCTTAACTTCTGAACCCCAAGACCCACCACTGTAGGTATAGATATATACAGAACCGTAGGCGAGGTTTTCATTGGACGCCCCCACGATAACCTTCGTCCCGTCACCACTCATGGCGACACTGTTAGCGAATTGGTCACTGTTCGTCAGGTCTGATGACACAATCTTTGTACCCGTATCCCAAGACGAACCATCATAGGTAAATATATAAGCAGCACCCGCATAAGGTCCATCACCGTTCGCACCTACAATAACCTTCGTCCCGTCAGAGTTCATGGAGACGCTACCACCGAAAAACGCGCTCGCCGCCTTGTCGGATGCCACGATCTTTGTACCCGTATCCCAAGACGAACCACTGTAGGTATATATATAAGCAGAACCGGCGTCGGTAGTACCATCCGGATCTTCCACGTACGCCCCCACGATAACCTTCGTCCCGTCTGAGTTCATGGCGCAACTCCTGCCGAAATTGTCACCCGCCGCCTTATCCGATGCTACAATCTTTGTACCCGTACCCCAAGACCCAACCACTGTCCCACCACTAGGAAGTGTGGTTAACGGTGAAATACCCGTGACCGTGGGTGGTTGGGCGATAGGGGCCCACCCTGACCCCGTATATGCTTCCATGAACCCGATTGTGGAGTTGTACCTGATCGTACCTGGAGGTGCATACGTCGGTCTCTGGGCGGTCGTGCCACCTGTGACCACGAGGTCTCTAGACATGATACGACCAGAAACCTCGAATTCTGCCGTGGGAGAGATACTTATCGTAGCCCCCATACCAGCGTGGGCTGTACAGAAATAGTAAAGTGTTGTGGGGGAATCTGCGGAGACCACAAATGTTCTCGTGGCTGTACCTCCACCTCCGTACGCCCCTAAATTCGTTATACCCGTAGTATATTCACCACCAGTGGCGGTTGTTGAAAATATAAGTGGGTGACCCGAAAGAGTCGTACTAGATACGTCAAATATATACGTATGGTTTTGCTCTAATTGCAGAGAAGATTGCTGTACACCGTCTATGTAGTATTTATTAGCACCACTGGCATCCGATACAGTAACCACGAATGTCTTTGTGGTCGCCTCGCCGCCACGACCTGCTCCACCGACTGAAAATGTTGTCGCTGTCATCTTCCCCCCCTCGATCGAGAAGGATTCCGCGAAAAGGTCCCACTCGGCGAGGGCGACGTCCGTATTCGACCCATTCGTTTTCGTCGCGACCATCGCATACTTTTTGAAGGACTCAGTGGCATTCACGATGATCGTTTGAACGTTCGAGGCTGACCCGGGATCCACGCCGCTCCAGTTCGTCAGTTCCGTCCAAGTCAAAGAATCGTTGGTCGCATAGACATTCGCGGAGGCAGGGAACTTAGTTAGGTCGGTGGGAGGGGTCAGTTTCATGTGACGCAGGGTCGCTTTGTACGGGAACTCAACCGCGAGCCATTCACCAGCACTCGAAACACCGGGTTGGATATAGTTCCCAGTGAAAAGGTTGGATGTTCCGCCGTATACACCCGCACCAGCATCGTATAAGTGATCACCCGTGGGGGAAGAGGTCCATTCCACAGCCGTGTCCCCATCGAACGCGTTCCACGCATTGGAATTCGCGGCGAGACTCGTTGTTGAAACGGTATACGTCCCGTGTTTCGCGATGGTTGTCGCGTTGGCGCTCAGGGCTGATGGGGGTTGGACCGAGACGACCGCCAGTTTATTGGCGAAAAGACCACCAGAATCCATGAGTTCCCCGGTCGTTTTGTCATACGTGACAAGGTTCGCAGCGAGATCTGCGATTCGGAGAGTATCCACGAAAACATTAGACCCCGAAAACTTGAGTCGGTTCCCAACCTCGACGTTCGCAGAGGTAATCAGTGTCTCGGCAGTAACATTCCCACCCACGGTAATGTTTGAGGTCACCTCGAGACCCGTGGTCACGTTAGACAGAGAAATCGTATCCCCACTCGCACTTCCTTGGGCGGTCACGTGGTTGAGTCCGTACGCCGAGGTCACAGCGATCGTCCCGAGGGTCATTTTTTGGGCGTTGACGTTCCCCTCGATACTCAATACATTGGAACTGTAGACGTTCACGAAAAGGTTCGAGCCTACCCCGAACTGGAACTCACCTGTAGGCGCTGTGTTTGAAATACTGATCCCAACATCTTTATGGGTCACGAGACCCGTATTAGATGTGACATCCGCCCCAGAAATGAGTTGGATTGTGTTTGAAACTGTGTTTCCTTGGTCAACGATTTTACCGAGTGTCGTGGCGATGTTCGAAAGAAGACCGCCATCACCTATAAAAAGATCAGAACCGATTGCACCCACGACCGTCAAAACATTCGCAGCGTGGGTATTGACAAAAATATTAGAGCCTATCGAGAGTTGGAACTCACCCGTAGGCGCTGTGTTTGAAATACTGATCCCAACGTTCCCATGGGTGACGATAGCCGTGTTCGAGGTTGCGTCT